GCCTCGTGCCCGCGTGCCAGACGTGCAAGGAAAAATTCAACGTCCTGATCCCCGGCACCTCCATGGACGCCAACGAGACGGTGAACCTGCGGTGCCTGTTCGTCGCCAGCCGCATGTCCCCGCACTCCACGTCGGCGGACTCGGTGTTCGTGTCCATCGACTACTCGAACATCGAGGTGCGCGCCGCCGCGAACCTCAGCGGCGAGCCGGAGTTGCAGAAAATATTCCTGGAGGGCGACGGCGACCACCACGCCCTCACGGCCGCCAAGGTGTTCCCCGGATACAGCGACCCCGACTCCCCCGACTACAAGGCCAAGTCCCTGCGGGCCCTCGCGAAGATCATCAACTTCGCGCTCCAGTACGGCGGCACGGAGTACACCATCTACGAGTCCATGTCCAAGCGCGACCCCACCATCACGAGGGAGAGGGCCAAGGAGATGGTGGACAACTACTGGCGCGGGGTCCCGGTGTTCGCCGAGTGGTGCGCCATCAAGCGCAACAAGGCGCGCACCGAACTGGTGTGCGAGACGGCCACCGGGCGGGTCATCGGCTTCGAGTCCGCCATGGCGGCCCTGCGCATCCACAAGCCCACGCAGGAGGAGCGCAGGAACGTCGGCAAGTACTACGACTACAGCCGGGAGTCCAAGAAGTGCGCGGCGGAGAAGGACGAGGAAGGGGCCGCCAAGTACAAGGACGCGGCCGACAGGCTGTGGAAGAACCCCGACACGGGGGTGCGCAACGCCATCGAGCACAACAAGTTCCTCGGCAAGACCGAGCGGGTGGCCGTCAACGCCCCGGTGCAGGGCATCTGCGGGGACTTCATGCGCATCGCCCTCAACCGCATCCGGCTGTGGGTGCTGGGCGACCCCGACGTGCAGCAGGTGTTCCGGCTCCACGGGTCGGTGCACGACGAGATCGACGTGAGCATCAAAAACCAGTACGTGCCTTTCGTGCTGCCGCGCCTCACCCGCCTGATGAAGCTGCGCAAGTACCACGAGAAGATGAAGTGGGTCGTGCCCATCGAGACGGACGCCGAGTACGGGCATAGCTGGGACGTGGACTTCAGCGTCACGGACAAGCAGCGCCCCTACGGGTACACGCAAATACGGGGCATGGAGAACTACGTCCCGAGCGACTTCGACGTGCCGACCATCCGCAACCTCCTGAACGCGATACTCAGCGGCGAAGAGAACAGGGTTGCCCGGGCCAAAGCTTGGCTGCAAGCCAACCTGCACCCGCGGGCCTTCGAGTCCACGCCCGGCCTGTTCAAGGCCGGGGACCGCAAGAAAGCCAGGCAACTGCTGGTGGCGGCGTGCCAGTTGCACGAGTACTGGACGATAGACCACACGCCGGACGACAACACGTCGCTCGAAACGCTGGCGAAATACGAAGAGCGCATGGGGCTCTCCAAGGAGACCCGCGGGGTCGCCCCCGAGTTCGGCTACCTCGGCGCGGTCCCGCTCGGCAACCCGAACGTGCGCCGACCCGTGCTGGAGTTGCTGGGCGAGGAGCCCCCGCCAGACCAAGGGCAACTGCCGCTGCTGGAAAACGATTCCGAGGAACCCCCGCAGCCGCGAGCGCCCACGCCACTGCCATTGCCAGCGGCCCCCGTGCCCGTTGACCTTGACGAGATCATTGAATACGACCGTCCGCCGCGGCTCGTCTCCGAAACGTCGGGGATCAAATTCAGGGTCGAAGACCTTTCGGAAGAGTCGAAAGCCCGAGAAGAAATCCATGCACATCACGCTTCCAGCCGACCGCTGAGCAGCGACTATGAATTGATTGGCCTGATCGGCGAAATTCAAGCCGAAGCGGATTATCACGTCAAACGGGACTCCCGGCTGCTTCCGGGGGGAGACGGCCGCCAGGACGGGGTTTTGGCGACCGGGGAGTCCGTGGATTGGAAAGTCGCGCAACTAGCGTTTAACCTGCTGATGGAGATTGATGTCAAGCACGCAGATGTCCTCGTGCTCGGGCAATACCACAGGCAGGACGGGTTGATCTGGGTCGAATGGCTGGGCTGGGAGCATCGGGACGAGATGCTCAAAGAGCCAATCAAGCGATTCAAAGCGGGCGGGCCGCTGAACCACTACAAGCCCAGCCGCGACCTCCGCCCGATGTCCGAGTTCCGCAAAAAACTAGTGGTCGTCAATTCCCTCTCTACCGTCGCTTAGGATATGGCAAAAGCAAAAACAACAAGCTGGATGAACAAACGCTGCCCGATGTGCGGCAGCCCGGTGGACATGCTGGAGACCTGCCGCCGCTGCGGGCGGGCATGGTCGGAGAAGCTCGAAGAGGAGGAATCGGCGGTCGGGCTGGAGCCCGGCAAGCAGTACGACCCCTACGCCGCGGAGGCCAAGAAGGTCGGCAAGCGCAAGGCCCGCATCGGCCATTACGCGAAGAGCCAGGAACAGTTGTCCGGCAAGAAGTTCACGGCCTTCACGGAGGACTTGCCGCCGCAGTTCGCGGGCTGGCAGGTCGGGGGCGGGGACGACGAGACGGAGATCATCCGCAAGCGCAGCCTGATGCGCTTGGACTCCCGCAAGATATACAACCAGATGGGCTTGAGCGTCCGGGCGCACGAGAGCGCCAAGGCGGCGTTGCTGTGGGTCGGCAAGCTGTGGGGGTTCTTGGAGGTTGAGGAGCAACAGGTGCTGACCAGCACGCTGGAGGGCCTGAAGGAAGCCTACGGCATGCTGTCCATCGTGCGGAAGTCGAAGATCGGGCAGACCGTAAAGATGGAAAAGGCCATGGAAAAAGCCTATAAGCAGGCCCGCGAGGCCCGCGCCCAGGCGTCCGCGAAGCGGGCCAAGAGAGCTTCCAAGTTCCCCGCCGCGGGGCAGGATTCCGAGGGGCTGGGGCTTGCGCCAGTGGCGCTCGACGAGGAATCGCTGCTCGAACAGGCCAAGATCAAGATATTGGAGATGGAAAAGAACAAGCGCGGCCGCAGAACCACGAAGCCCCCGAAGCCCGAAAATCCCCCCGACTCCGAATAAGACCGTAAAAAGCGGCTTTTGCACGGTCTATTAGGGGAACCCACTGATGTCAGACGAGTCGAAAAAACCGCCCAAGAGCAAACGCGTCCGCACGGGGCACGCGCAGGCGGGCAAAACCACCGATATCCGCAAGGTCGCCAAGGGCATGAACGCGCAGGGCCGCATGCAGGAATACGCCAGCGCGGGGAAATACACCACCATGACCCCGGACGGGCGCATCGCCGACGACGTTGGGTACCGCAATAAAATCCGGAACATGCGGGGGCTGGCCGACAGCCTGCTGGGCGGGGGCACCGACGAGTTCGGGGAGAAGACCGCGGGCTTGTTCAACGACGGCGGCGTGGGCTACGCGGACATCGCCGACAGCAACAACATCGGCTACTATTCGTACGAATTCCCCGTGGACGCCTTGGAGCTTCCGGCCTCCCGCGCGGAAGAGCTTCGCTTTTACCGGCTGGCCTACGACCGCGACCCCATCGTCGGCCGGGCCATCGACATGCACACCGAGCTTCCCCTCTCCAAGATGGAAAGCTCCAAGCCCAAGTGCTCGTCGGAGGAGTTCGCCGACTACGTGTTCGACGAGTTCCAGCGGTTCCAGGGGCGCACCCGGCTGTTCCAGACGATCATCGACGCCTGCCGCGAGTACTGGACCATCGGCGAGGCCTTCATCTGGGTGGAGAAGCCCGACGCCGTCGAGCCCTGCAACGAAGCGCAAAAGATCATCGACCAGGAAAACGGCGTGGAAGGCGCGGACGGCGCGGAGCCCGGCAAGGAAAGCCAGTTCCACTCCCCCATGGGCGGCACCAGCAGCCAGATTCTGGATTACGTCAATCCCAGTCACCGCGGCTCTTGGCTGAAGAACCGCAGCACGGCCATCGACGCCATCAAGAAAGCGGGGGTGAAGTTCGACGTGTGGGAAGGCACCGGGCCCGTGACGGCGGAAATAAAGGCCAAGAAAGCGGCCTTGAACAAGAAGACCCGCGAAGCCGCGAAGGCAATCGGCGTGCCCGCCAAGTCGCTCGCCAAGCTGATCATCGCCTCGGAGAAGGACAAGGGCTCCTTCGTCAAGCTCGGCAAGCTCCTGAGCCGCACCAACGGCGAGGACGCCTACCCCATTCAAGTGACCGCCGACTCCAAGACGGCGGCTCCCCCCGCCGCCCCCGCCGCCCCCGCCGCCCCGGCGGCCCCGGCGGCCCCGGCCCCCGCAGCGGACGCCGGAGGCGGCATGCCGCCGGGCGCGGACCCCATGGCGGCGGAAGGCGCTCCGATGGGCGACGCCGGGCTGGGCGACATTGCTGGCGCGGAAGGCGCGGCTGGCGGCGACCCGATGGGCGGCGGGGGCGGAGCCCCGATGGGCGGTGGAGGCGGCGGAGGCATGAGCATCGCCCCGGACATGGCGGGAGAAGCGCAGGGCGCAATCGCCATGGGCGTGAGCGTCACCTCGCAGCGTGAGTTGATGGAGTTGAAGCACTACCTGCGGCTGCTGGAGCGCAAGAAGGAATTGCTGGAAGAGTTGCAAGAGGTGCGGGAGAACCGGGAAGAAGAGATGGAGTTGTTCACCCACGTGGTGAACCGCGAGTACGACGGCCCGACGCGCATCCAAATCCTGCCCCCGGAGCAGATCGACCTCGCCAACGACGGCAACAGCGACGCCATGGGCGGCGGCGCGACGATCTACTACAAGCCGCCGCAGCAGCAGAAGCAAGCCTACTTGGAAGACCCCGACGTGCCGAGCGAGGTCAAGGAAAAAATCCAGCTTGAGGGCAAGATACCGCTGAACCAGGACCCCATGAAGGGCAGCTACGTGATCCACTTCGCCCGCAAGAAGAGCGGGTACGAACTGCACGGCCGATCCATCCTCCAGCGTTGCATCCGCACGGTGATCTACCGCGAGAAGCTGCGCCAAGTGCAGAGCACCCTGGCGAGCCGCAACATGACCCCCAAGAGCCTGATCATCGCGCCGGGCATCCCCGCGAACGAGGTCGTCGCCCTGCGCGCCCACGTGGACGAGGCCAAGGCCGACCCGGATTACAGCGTGGTGCTGAATTACGAGGCCCGCTGGGACGAGATCGGGAGCGAAGGCCGCCTGCTTGCCCTCGACGGCGAGTGGAACCACACCAACTCGGACTTGGCCATCGGCATGGGGCTGTCGCCGGAAATCCTGATCGGCGAGGGCATGTACTCGGGGAACCGCATACAACTCCAGATCATGGAGACCAGCTACCTCCAGTTCCGCGACCTGCTCACCAGCATCATCGAGGACCAAATCTTCAAGCCCATCGCCATGGAGCGGGGCTTCTACGAGATGGACAAGTACGGCCGCCCGCGCTGGATTTACCCCAAGGTCAGCTTCAGCCGCATGGCGTTGCGCGACAGCGGCGACCTGTACGACATGTTGTTTAATTTATACTCAAAGGGGAGCTTGCCCATCGACATCATCTACGAGTTCCTGTCCCTAGACTCCGAGGACTGCGAGCGCAAGTTGGAAGACAACCTGTTCACCGTCAAGGACAGCAAGTTCAACGAAATGCTGTCGAACATCTACAACAGCGTCGGCGAATGGCTCATGACCAACACCGACCTGGGCAAGCGCATCACCAAGGGCCTGCAACTCGAAGAGGTCGATCAGGAGCCCGAGGGCGAGGGACCAGAAGGCAGTGGTGAAGGGGTCTGAGCCCTAAACTTTTCGACTTCTCAGTATTAAGTGGGGGAGGTCGAAATGCTCATCTATTTAATCGTCAACCATGTGACTTGGAAAATTTACGTCGGCCAGCACAAGGGTAACAATCTTCAGAAGTATCTTCAGCAGAAGCTTTCTCAAGCTTGGTATGAACTGAAACGGGGGTGTGGTGGTTCATCTTACTTGTTTCGTTCAATGCGCAAGCATCCCAAGGATGTATGGTCTATCCATCCTCTCCTCTCCGATATTCAAACCAAAGTCGAGCTAGATCAGCATGAAAAGCTGCTCATCAAAGCCCTAGCCGCGCAGAATCACGAGATCGGCTACAACATTTGCCGGGGCGGTGAGGGGTTCACAGGACCTCATTCCGAGGAATCTAAGAATAAAACAAGTAAGTCTCTTAAAGCGAAAGGGCACAGGCCGACTTCTGAAGCGACTGCCAGCAGCACTCATGTCAGGCGAGAAATTCACAAACAATCAGGTCTCTGGCCGGGGTCGCCCTTAAAGGGCATGGTGGGTACAACTGTTCATGGCGTAAATATCTCGAATCGATTAGCAAATGCTGAAGACGGAGACGCGGTTTGGGAGTGCCGCTGCGTATGCGGAAAAATATTTTCTGCCCGTGGGGGTTCACTGCGCAGCGGGCATACCAAAAGCTGCGGCTGTCTGAAGGCCGAGCAAGACCAGTCCAATCTTGCTTTCGGAAGCAGTGTCAAGGACATGTCTGGTACGACCGTGAATGGTATTAAGGTGCTTCTTCGAGTCGGTAGTGTCAAAAGAAAAAACGGAAGATGCAGAGACACCACATGGTCATGCCGTTGCTGGTGCGGCGTTAAATTTGTGGCTCGCGGCTATCGCCTCAGAACTGGGCTTACCAAAAGCTGCGACGAACATTAAAATTTCCCATAAAAACTGACGTTTTAACATCGAAGTCCTGAAATCTGCCTTTCCCGCTCTCCAATAGGGGCCTACTCAGGCATGCTGACCACGTTAGACAATCAAAGCTGGGCCAAGGAACTGAAAACTGGCAACGCGCAGTTCGTGCGCACGCTTGCCGGGGTGATTTACATCGTCTCCAACGTGCGGGCCGACGGCACCTTCGTGGTGTTGAAGTCCAACCCCGTGCCGCCCGACCCCGGGCCGGGCTTCAGCTTCAGCACCGTCGCCCTGGGGGCTTTGGGCACCTCGACCATCGACTTCGACCCCGTGGTGGCCTACGACAGTGCCACGAACCTCCTGCACATCATTGGCACGCAGGACAATCCGTCAACCAATAATCCCACGCTCACGGATTTGGTGAAGTTCACCTACGACCCTTCGGTGTTGTCGCCGCCCACCCAAGTTCTTGCCGCCCCCGTGGTTTTGGTGACGGCGACCAACATTCAAAGCGTCTACGATCTTGCGATCTTGAAGAATGGAATCATCGCAGGCGGGGGCACGGGGCACAAGCTCGTGGCCGCGGGGATCAACGACCCTTTGAGCGTCATCAACAACCCCACCCCGCAACCCTTGCTTCAGGCCACCATCGCCACTGTGGCGATCCACCTCAGCACGCTGACAATCACCACCAGCACCACGAACATGTTCAACGTGGGGCAACTCATCAGTTTGAGCGGACTGACCACGGCGACGTTCCTCAACGGCGTCAAAGTGCAGACCACCACCGTGGGGGCGAATCACTTTACTGCCTTGTATCAAAGCGTACCGGAATACAACAGCGCAGCGGACACGGGCACGGCCGTGCCCGTGTTCTCCGGCCAAAGCCTCGTGGCCTTCGAACTCGACGCCGCCGACGCCTGCGTGGCCAATTCCCTGAGGGTGCTGGCGAATTCCCCCGAACGCTCCGGCAACACCGTTAGCTCCGTCAGCATCGTGGTGCCGGATGGCGTCAACAGCGAAATCTATTACGAATCCCACCCCAAGGTCCTGACCTTCGGGGACCAGTTGTTCAGCTTTTACGTGGTCAACCGTGAGCAAAACGGCAGCGCCTATGCATGGGACGGCGCTCCCGCGCTGTTGACTTCCATCCCTGGACGCTACACCGACGCCCGTTTGACGGTGGCGGCCGACGCGGCGGGCAATCGGTACTTCAGCCAAATTTTTTACACCCAAGTCAACCATCCGGAAGGGCTTGTGGGCAATGTCCTTCTGGGCTTCAATGCCGCGGCGATCCTGAGCCCGCCGCTCAGCCCCCCCATGAGCCCCCCGTACAGCCCGCCGCTGAGCCCCCCGCTCAGCCCCCCGTTGAGCACCGCATGGTTGTTCCACGTCACCCCCGGAACGGTGGTGGGCGGGAGCATCATTCAGGGCGATTTGGAAGTTTCCGCCAGCGGGGTGAATTTCGTGTATTTGCTCCAGCCCTTCGACGCCCTTCCGCCGCCGAACACTTTGCCTGCTTCTTATGCCTTTCATGTCGGGGCCGTCAACGTCGCCAACATGAGTTTTACGGACGGTCCGGGATTTTACAACCAGCAGAATTTCACATGGCTGCGGGGCACTAAATCCACGGTCGATGGCTTGTCCC